CAAGGTGAAAGGCACTCGAGTCCTCAACACCGCGTACGGCGCAGTCGCCATCGGCGGCGCAAGGTGAATTCCCTGCCGTGCATCGACAATCGCAGCGGACATCATCGGCCCGCGGCGAGTCTGTGTCTTGGGCTTGCGTGTGCGCAAGGCTGCTCGCAAGACAGATGGGAGGGACTTGGTTTTGGTCGCGCGCATAGCTGAAACACGGCGAGCTTGTACGCTCGCGCGCGAGCTTGCCGCGCGGCGGGGTCGGGTGCGCCGTAGCGCCATGAGAACACATGTAGCGTGGGTAAATACCCGCGATGCAGTCAATCTTTTACCGGGTTACACACCCGGCACGTACACCTCCCGCAGGTCCGCATCGTGGTCCATTGTCTCAATGAACCGGCGGAACCATGACGCCACCTTGGGCGCGTTGCGCAGCACAAATGCCACGCCATCGGCTGCATCACTGTCATACCTAAAGACGCCGTCGCGGATCTCGCTCTTCGTCAAGAACCTGTTCAGCGTCTTAGCGGCGTTAAGGTACTCCACCGTGTACGTGGGTCGGCCGCTGACGATCTTGCGGTAGAAAGCATGGGATGTGTACTCCGCCAATGGCAGGCAGGCCGCAGTGTGCGACGTACCTACCACAACGGAGCCAGCCTTGGTGTTGATACCCCAGCTGGCCAAAGTCTCAAGCACGTCATCCGTGTCAAGACCGTAAGTGGCCGCTGTAAGGTCGTCACCAGTGGCTGCGGTCACCCGGTTACAGAACCTCTTGCACCGTCGCCACGCCGCACGGAAAGTGTTTGTGCGGACGAGGCTGTTGTTGGACGAAGTGCTCGCATGACCACTCGCCAACATCCCAACGTGGTCGTTCACTACGAGGGTCTGGCCGAGTAGCAACAGGTGCCTGTTGTCGATGTGACACAAGACGCGCAGCATGCGCCGATACCACCACACGTAGTCGCCCTGGCATGACTCGACTGCGGCTATGCGCACGTCAGTCGCGGACGCCAGATGCTCCTCCATCAAAGAAGCATCCCAACCCTCGGCGTCCATGGAGATGACACCACCGGTCTGCACTTGCTTTTCGATGGTGCGGGCTATCTTCTCCAGGCCCTCGTCGTGATGCCCAATGCCAAGGGCGACGACATCTCCG